TAAGATGGCATCATCTGAGATTAAGCACGACATTTTATTATTTGCTAAAAACTATCCAGAAGAGTTCTTGGATGCTGTTGATGATCCAGACATTAGTGTAAATGACTTCTCGTCACGAGCATTTAAGGAAGGGTACATCACGTTCAGAGCTGGGAAGGATATCCACTATAACTTAAGTAACAACAAAAAGAAGATTCTTACAGTTCCATTTGGTGAACGAAAAGAAGATGTGTTTATGACTTGGTTAAAATCTAATGAAGGTGTTGAATTTTATAAGTATTTAGAGAAAGAGTTCTCTGAAAATTAATATATTTGCACAGCATAAAGTATTCACATAGTTGTTTAGGTAAAGAAAAAGGTAGTCGAAAATCGTCTGCCTTTTTTTACTTATATTTGTACTTTATTAACCCATTAATTTTTTACAAAATGGAAAAATTTTTAAAATTCCCTATTTCTGGTAGTACTTTTCAATTAGTATCTATTACAGGAGTTATTATTGTTGAGCAAGCTTCAGCTACATCAACTACTATTCAATATGCAGCAGGAAATTCAGCTGGCGATATTTTGACTATTACTCACGCATCAGTTGCTAATGATGATTTCCGTGACTTTGTTCAGAATCAAATTGAGGCAGCTTTGTCAACAGCTTGGACTAAGCCTGTTTATACAGTAGCTCCTCCAGTTGCTGTATCACAGATTGCTTTAGCATAACATTAGTTAACCACTCTACAAAACTAGGCACTATTTATTAGTGCCTTTTTTATTATATTTGCACTATGATTGACAGCGTAAGAAGCACAGTGTTATCTATCATCAGTAAGGATAACCGTGGATATATAACCCCATTTGAGTTTAACTTGTTTGCGAAGCAGGCACAACTTGAGATCTTCGAGGGTATGTTCTACACGTACAGCAACTCTGTTAACAAGCAGAACGCTCACATGCATAACAGTGGATATACTGATATTCCTAAACAGATAGAGGAGGCTATTGATACGTTTTCTGATTATGACATATTAACTTATAATGGTATTACTGGGAAGTATAACGTTCCTGACGATGCTTATGTACTGAACACTGTTATTTACAATGGTACGGTAGAGATTGAAAAGGTTCCATACAATAAGATATATAACCTACTAAGCTCTAATCTTACAACACCTACTGTTTCTTATCCAGCATATACACAAGAAGGAACTTTGACTTCTACTCTAAACTCAACTATCACTGTGTATCCAGACAGCATCGCTCAGACAGGTCTTGTTACAGCTCAGTATGTTAGGTATCCAAGAGACCCTAAGTGGACTTATAACACTATCATTTCTGGTACACCAATATTTGATCCGACTCAGCTTGACTACCAAGACTTTGAGTTGCCTCTTAGCTATGAGACAGACTTAGTTATCAAGATACTTCAGTACGCAGGTCTATCTATCCGTGAGACTGAGATAACAAGCGCAGCGAAAGCAGAGGAAGGACAAAACGCACAAAAGATTTAATAGATGGCATACATAACACCATATCAGTACTACACAAATAACGGTAACATCCCAGAGGATCAGAACTGGGGTTCTTACCAGTACACTACACTTGCTGATATAGTCAACAACTTTATGTTGATGTATGTCGGAAATGATAAGCTGATTAGTAACGTAAAACGTTACGAGGTATTGTTTCATGCAAAGCAAGCAATTAAGCAGCTGAACTTCGATGCTCTTAGGTCTATTAAGAGTATTGAGATGGAGGTAGGTGACAACCTTAAGTTTATCCTTCCTTCAGACTACGTTAACTACGTTCGTATATCTATACTTGTTAATGGCGTACTACGTCCGCTGTATGAGAACAAGCAGGTTAACACTGCGAAGGGTTACCTTCAGGACAACAACTATAATATACTTTTCGATCAGAACGGAGAGATACTTATAGGTGACTCACAGCTTGATATTGATAGACTTGAAGCTAAGTTGTACGATGGTCCAGGCATGTACAACGGATGCTATGGGTGGTGTGTTGATGGATCATGGTACTTCGGTTACGAGGTAGGCGCTAAGTGGCTGGTTGATCCATCTAGATTACATGCAGGCCCATCTTTCAGAGTGAATAACGGAGTTATCGACTTCTCTTCAGGTGTCTCAGGACATCGTATTGTTCTTGAGTACATATCTGACGGTATGGCGAACGGTAACGACGCAGAAGTTAACGTACATAAGTTTGCAGAGGAATTCGTTTACAGATATATAAAGTGGTGTCTACTTAACGCTAAGTATGGCATCCCTATGTATGAGCGTAAGATGGCTCGTGATGAAAAGCAGGCTGAGTTTAGGAACGCTAAACTTCGCCTAAGCAACCTTCACCCATCTAGACTCATTATGACAATGAGAGGTAGAGCACAACAACTTAAGTAAAAATGCCAGAATTAAAGAATAGTTTTCTAGCAGGTATAATGAACAAAGACCTCGATGAGAGGCTTGTACCTGATGGTGTGTACCGTGATGCACTTAACGTTGATATAGACACTGCTGACGGTGGTAATATCGGTGCTGTAAAGAACAAGAAGGGTAACCTTTTAGTTTCTAATGTCTGGAACGTTGCTGGATTTCCTTATCCTTTAGCTGCTGACGCTAAGACAATTGGTGCTGTAGCTAACGAGAGAGATGGATTTATTTACTGGTTCGTTACTTCAGATAAGTTTGATGGGATATATGAGTACGACACGACAATAGGTACAACTGTACGTGTATTGCAGTCTAACAAGCTTACGCCATCAACTAAAAGTAAGCTTAACTTCAATAAGGAATTTCTTATAACAGGTGTTAACTTTATCGATGGATTCCTTTACTGGACTGATAATCTTAACCCACCTAGACGTATTAATATCGCTCGTGTAAAGAGTAACTCACTTGGTACTTCTGGGTACTCTATAGATGACCCACGTATTGATGACGACATCAACGTTATACTGGCTCCGCCATTAAACGCACCGAAAATATCGCTATCTGATAATACAAGTACTCAGTCTAATAACATGGAGGAGAAGTTCTTATACTTCTCTTATAGGTACAAGTACGTTGACGATCAGTATAGTGCGTTATCACCTTTCTCAGCAGTTGCGTTCAGACCTAAAGATTATCAGTTAGATTTTAGAGCTGGTAACAATAAATCTATGGTGAATAGATTTAATCAAGCTGGAATAACTGTTTTTACTGGTAATCAGTTTGTTAAAGAGATTCAGGTCATAATGCGTGACGCAAGAAATATAAACTGCTACATTGTTGAGACAATAGATAAACAAGAACTTGCTTTATCTAATAATGTATTTTATAGTTTTATATTTAACAATAATAAGACTTATACACTTCTTCCAGAAGGACAAGTTACAAGACTTTTTGATAATGTTCCTTTACTAGCTAAATCACAGGACTATGTTGGTAACCGTATTATGTACGGTAACTATACACAGTTCTACGATATAGATTTTCCTGTAAGTTTAGAGGTTAGATATGTTTCTATTAATGGGTCAGGAAATGTACCAACACAGACATTTAGATCAGATAGAGATTATGAGTTAGGTCTTATTTATTTAGATAAGTACGGTAGATCTACGACTGCTCTTACATCTCAAGGTAATACTACATATATACCACCAACTCAATCAGACAAAGGGAATAGTTTAACTTTAAGAATACGAAACAATCCTCCGTCATGGGCTACAAACTATAGAGTTATAATTAAACAGTCTAGGGATCAGTACTATAATATATTTCCTATTGATGCTCGTATAAGCAGTAGTTATAGGTATTTTTTAATTAATGAATCAGATAGAGAAAAAGTAAGTACTGGGGATTATTTGATTTTTAAATCAACTCCATCTGGACCAACATTTTTTAATAAAAAATATAAAATACTTGAGATAAAAGATCAAGCGTCTAACTTTATATCAGGTGCATTTGCTGGTCTTTACATTAAAATAAAAGTAGATTCACCAAATGAACTTAATTTACTTACTGGTATAACTACAGCGTATTTTTCTTCAATTGGTACAGATAATGCAAGCTTAAATGTTTTAGGATCAGCTCCAATAGGTGGAAATTATCCATTTCCAGTAGTTAATCGTTATGAATATGTAGAAAACCCTATTCATTATGGTAATGGATCAGCAGGAGCATTATCTGTAACTAATAATAATTTACCTCCTACAACAGGTGTAGTTGATAAGGATTATAGAATTACTATAGAGGCTTTAGGTAATAATCAATTTAGATATGGTGTAGATTTAACAGGTGCTGGAGGAACAGTATTGAATATAACCCTTTCAAACCAAATACTATATAATTTAGGTATTCCTTTATGTCAGATAAAATGGAATTATATTCCTACTGTTGGAGATGTATGGAAAATAAATGTAAGATCTAGTCAAGGATTTTTTATAGAAAACTATTTTGGAGGAAAAGGAATAATAAATAATACAGGAACTGGAACTAATGTACTATGGAATAATAATGTTGGTGGTTATTTAGTTCTAGGTGAAACAAATCCTTCATTACAAAGAATAAACGAAGGAGATATTGTTTCTATACAAATAATACAAGACTTGTATAATGATCAAGCATATACAACAGAGCAAGTATTTCCACCAAGTCCAGCTACATATGAGAATATAGAAGAGTGGTTTATTGAAAGTGGCGAATGGCAAAATTTTCAAGCTGTAGATAGAAATGGAGTAGAACAAGATGCAAAGGCAATATCATTTAGAAGAGGCAATGGTCCAGATTCAGTATCAAGTGGAATAAGTCCATTATATTTTAGTCAAATAACACAAGATTTTCAATTTAATGATCAATTGACAAAACCTATGTTCATGGTTATAATGGGTTATGGTCATAATGATACAAGCCCTCCTGAATATAATGTACTTAGTGGTGATTTAACTATCAGAAGAATAAGTAACCAAATCATAGCTGAAACAACACCTAAAGATGTAGATATAGATGTATTCCATGAGTTATCAAGGACATTTAAAATAGATAAAAATAAGCATAGAGTTCGTTGGAAATATAAAGACTCAACTTATGTATCAGTTGGGCCAAATACAGGTAGAACTAATTTAGGTCAAGTAAACCCATCATTAGCTCCAACAGCTACTGACGAGATGCATGACTATGTTGCAGGTGAAACTGTATACGTTAGCGGTGGTTGGTTCTCAGGTATGTATGAAATATTAGAGGTTCCAAATCCGTATAACATTGTTATCGACTTAGGTTTTGTAGCAGGACCATTAAGTCCTGGATCAGTAGCTTATGATATTATTGAACAAGACCAAACAGGAGCAAATAGTGGTGCTATTATTAAGATAAATAATCCTAACAGTACAGTAAACTCTGACTTTAACGCATGGAGCTACGGAAATGCATTAGAAACATTTAGGATACGTGATGACTACGCTGCTGCTACTTTACAGTACAGCCCAAGGGTTACGACTATTATTGATGAATATCAGCAGAAGGTAAGTAGAAACGCTATATCATATAGTGGTGTGTACGGTGAGAATACTGACTTTAACGCACTTAATGAGTTTAACTTATCTAAAGCAAATTTCAAATACCTAGATAGTGAGTTTGGATCTATTCAGAAGCTTCATGCAAGAGATACTGACTTGTTAGTATTCCAAGAGAATAAAGTAAGTTCAGTTCTTTACGGAAAGAACTTGCTATCTGACTCAGTTGGTGGAGGTTCAGTAGTATCTGTACCAGAGGTATTAGGTACACAGATAGCATTCCCTGGTGAGTATGGTATCAGCTTAAACCCTGAATCATTTGCAGTGTGGGGTACAGATATATACTTCACAGATGCAAGGAGAGGTGTCATTATGGGTCTTTATGGCAATCAGATGGATGAGATATCCAACACTGGTATGCAGGACTACTTTATAGAGCTTATGCGTGACTACCCTAACACACAGAAGTTAGGATGTTATGATCCTCATAACCAAGCATATGTTTTAGCTAACAATGATACAAGCATACTAAACTGTAACGTAAGGCTTAATAGGTATTCAAACAGTATAGCTTCAAATACATCTAATTTTGCTAACTCTCTTTTCACAATCATTGGAGACGTTTCTTGGACTATATCTGTAGTTAACATGGGTTCAGGAACAAACTGGGTATCTAACTATCAGACATTTGGATTTGGAACAACACCTATTACAGGAATTATAGCTGTGAATAATACAGGTTCAAATAGAAGTATTAAATTTGTGGTTACATACTGTGGTAATAAAACTCTTGAGTTTATTCTTACGCAGGGTGTTGGTGAGAATGGAAGCGTAATAAGTGTTGTAATACATAACCCTATAAGACCTGTACCAGGTAAATTTAATAAATGATGAGAACAGATCAAGGATTTAGTTATACAGGTAGTTCAAATTTTCAGTTCGATAATGTAGGACTTAATCAGAATCAGGTAGCTCTTTTCGATGTAATCACTGGCATTGGAGGCATAGACTACATGCCATATAATGGGTCTACAGTAACTGTTAAGACTGGATTTATTGGAACTAGTACAGATAT